CCACGGCGCTAGTGTTAATGATTTTGTGACCTTTAGTGGCGCAACAGGTCTGGGTGGTAATATTACCAGTTCAGTTTTAAACCAGCAGTACCAAATTGTAAGCGTGCCAAACGCCAATACATTCACGTTTACTGCAACTGCTACTGCCAACTCCACCGATGCATCAGGTTCTCCTGGGGGCGGAACAGTAACGGCCACATATCAGATCTCTACTGGACCAGCAGTCCAAACTCCTTTTAATGGATGGGGTGCTGGAACTTGGGGCGCTGGGACGTGGGGTAATGGCCCTACGATTAAGAACAATCTGCAAATTTGGAATGCCTACAACTTTGGCCAAAACCTTTTGTTTGGACCTCGTGGTGGCGGCATTTACTACTGGACAGCGCCAACATTAACAAATCCTGGTGTTTTATTGAGCAGCACAGGCGGCACGGTTACGATCACCATCGCGTCTCCCGCAGTCATCACATCTTCAGTTAACCTACCTAATGGAAGTTCAATCCAATTGGGAACCACGGGTTCTTTGCCAAGCGGTTTATCGACCAACACAACCTATTATGTTATCAACGTATCTGGAACTACGTTTAACCTTTCCTTGACCCCAGGAGGGGCAGCGATTAACACGACAGGTAGCCAGTCAGGCACGCAATCTATTTCCCTGTTGGGAGATGTTCCGCTGTACCAAAATGCTTTGACCGTTTCGGATGCATCTAACTTTGTGATTGTGTTTGGTACAAATGCGCTTGGCACGTCTACCATTGACCCAATGTTGATTCGTTGGTCAGACCAGCAGAATCCTCTTGTTTGGTATCCAGACATCACCAATCAGGCTGGCGATGTACGCTTGTCTCACGGCTCTCAAATTGTGACTTATGTCCAAACCCGCCAAGAGATTGTGGTTCTCACCGATCAGTCTGTTTACTCTCTCCAATACCTTGGGCCTCCCTACGTTTGGGGTGTTCAATTATTGTCTGAAAACATATCCATCATAGGGCCCAACGCCGCTGTTTTGGCGTCTGGCGTTGTGTATTGGATGGGTATTGATAAGTTTTACATGTACGACGGACGTGTGCAAACGCTGAATTGCGACTTGCGCCGTTATGTGTTCCAAAACATCAATCAATACCAAAATCAACAGGTTTATTGCAGTACCGTTGAAGGCTTTAACGAAGTCTGGTGGTTCTATGTATCAGGCTCTGGCACGCAAATTAACAGCTATGTTGTCTATAACTATATAGAACATACTTGGTATTACGGAACAATGGGCAGGACGGCTTGGCTGGATACCACGCTTCAGGCTAATCCGATTGGCGCCACATACAACGGCTACCTGGTCAACCAGGAAAGCGGCCTAGATGATAATGAGACTGGTACGCCTCAGCCCATAGATGCTTATATTGCTTCTTCTGAGTTTGATATCTCTGACCCAACTGGGGACCACTTTGCATTTATTAGCAAGGTTCTGCCTGATTTGACATTTGAGAACTCAACGGCTTCCAATCCAACAACTACAATGACCATTGAGGCATTGACCAACGCTGGATCTGGCGTCACTCAAACCTATCCCAACCCAGTTTATAGCGTTAATATCAACGGCAACCCTGAGACGTTTACAGGCTATGTGTATACGCGTATCAGGGGTAGGCAGTTTATATTTAAGATGGAATCTAACCAGCTGGGAACGACTTGGCAGTTGGGTTCTCCTCGATTTGACGCTAGACCGGACGGCAGAAGGTAATGGCAACCAAACCAATTAACCCAGCCCCTCCTAACCTGCCTTTGGCGCCGGTCCAGTATGAGGCTCAATATGGCGATAAGCTGACCAATGTTTTGCGTTTGTTTTTTGCGCAGCTGAATTCTGTTCTTACGATATTGACCAATTCATACATTACAAACACAACCATTTATACAGTGGCAACGTTGCCAACAGCATCAACATCAAATGCTGGCACTAGAACTTTTGTATCAGATTCAACAACCACAACCTTTGGCGCAACCGTAACTGGTGGCGGTTCAAACACCGTTCCCGTGTACTCAAATGGTACTAGCTGGAAAGTAGGCTAAATGGTAAACTTAAACAAATTCTTGGAGCAAGCATGAGCTTCTTTGACAACCCAATAGCAAATATATCTGGCGGCATTAGTACACTGGGCAAAGACGTTGCCAACGTCACCAAAAATCCATTGGTGGACATGGCGGCGGCTGCGGCTTTGGATTATTTTACTGGCGGAGCTGGTGAGCTTGTTGGTAGTGGTGGTTTATTTGATGCTGGATTAGGATCGGCAGGCAACGCAGCGCTTGTGACTGGTGGAATTGCAGGTCTTGCTTCAGGAAATTTGGCTCAAGGTTTGATGGCAGGTATGGCAGGATATGGCGGCGCAAGTCTTGGCGAAGGCTTGGGCATGGGAAATTACAGCTCTGGAATTGGAAGCTCAAATGTTGCGGCTGGCGCTCCAAGCGCCGGTAATTATCAACAGATTGAAGAAGCTCCTGTTGGTAAAGCACCAACACCTTCCATGACTGAAGAACCCACACGGGTGATGACTGGTGCTCAAGCTAATGCTGCTGGCCTACCTGGAACAGTTCAACCAACAACACCTATGCCTGGTGCTTCTAGCGCAGCTGGCGCTTCAGGTAAAAGTTTGTTTCAGAAATTCCAAGACTTGCCTTTTTACGAGCAAGCTGCGATTGGAGCAGGCGGTATTGGTTTATTAAAAGCCGCCGCACAACCACAAAAATTAAACGTTCCAGCCAAAACAAACACACAATTCATTCGCAACTATAGCTATAACCCAATGGGTGGATATTCCTATCAAGGCGCTACTCCTGCGTCTGGTGGAGGCGCTGCTACTGGTGGGCTTGTGGCTTTAGCTCATGGCGGTCAAATTCATCATTATGATGATGGCGGAACAACGGCCACTGATTCACAAAATCCAATGCAGTCTACCATTCAATCTTGGGTTGCTGCACATCCTGACGCCTCTTCATCCGATGTTGCATCTGCTGTAAATTCTTACATACAAAGCACCGGATCAAATACAAAGGACATTTACAATACTTTAGGTCAAATGGCCGCCCAAAATCCTGGTCAATATGAAAGCACTTTGCAGAATTTCAATACCGCAGAGAATATTGATCCCAATACGCAATTTGCAAGTTGGTTAAAACAAAACTCAACCCCAACCGGCGCAGGTAATTTCAATACCCCCACGCAATCAGCAATTTTACAAGAGGCATATCAACTTGGAGTTGATCCTTCTCAAGTTAATCAATTGGGTCTTGAAGAAGGAATTGGTCCCGGTAGTAATATATTCCAGTCTTTGGCAGACAATGCCAAAATTGCATCTACTTTAGTGGGTGATAACTCTAACATCTATAGCTTGTTGAGTGGCACAGGAGATGCTGAAACACAAGCAAAATTTGATACCTTATCTGGCGTATTGGGTAGAACCAATCGCGCCAACTATGCCAATGCAGACTTCCAAACATTGGCAAATGCTGGTGTTGATCCCGCAACCTATGCTGCTGTAACGGGCTTAACTCCTAGCACTGCTATTGCAGCGTACAACAATACCTTAAATCCTCAAGGAGCAGGAGACGCTCTAGCTGCACAAGCTGGGCTTGCAAAGGGCACTCAATATCAACTTGGAAGAAATGGATTTGGACAGCAAGTTCTTACTTACACAGATCCAAAAACCCAGCAACAAATGATGTATACACCCGCTGTATCCAGAACCGATCCTGGTACTAGCAATAAAACGTACAACATGTCATCTGTTGGCGAATATGCATCCGTTCCAACAACAGGAATGCAATCAAATAGCTTGTTTAATACCGTTGGCAATCAAGCCTACACTTACGGACAAGATCAATATACCAATCCATTTAACACTCAAGGACAAGTTGATACAACATCTTCTGCTTCTTTGGATGCAGCATACGAAAAAGGTTTGATTTCAGCATCAGCTTATGCAAAAGCAAAGCAAGCATTGACTCAAAAATCGGCTGGCGGAGGCTTGATGGCGCTTGCTACGGGAGGTGCTATTAAGCACTATGATGGGTCCGCTGGTAGCGCTGTAAGCTCTGATCCTGGTGTTGCTCCTACACAAGCGCAGCTAGATGCGGTTAATGCGGCCTATCAAGCTGGCAATTATCAGCAAGTTCAAAACTTGGTTGACCAATACGGCGTAACTTCTGCTGATGTGTCTAGGTACGCACCAACTTTTGACCAATCTGTTTTAGCTAGTCAAGGTATTGGATTGGCGGGTCAAGATGTCCTTTCTGCTCCTGTTGCAGCAAATGCAGTGCAGTCCTTTGCAAATCCAGATGTGTCTGGAACAAATCTGACGCAAGCTGAAATTAACCAAATGCAAAACGCATATGGCGCCAAGGACTATGCAGCAGCCAACGCGATGGCCAACCAATACGGCCTAACCCAAGCAGATTTAACTGCTTTGTACGGCAACACTGCGCCCAGTGCAGCTACGTTGGCATCTCAAGGCATTACTTTGCCAGGCTCTACAACAGCATCCAATGCAGATATTGCGGCCACAAATTTAAGCCTGCCTGTTATCAATCAAATGTACGATGCGTGGCAGACTGGAGACTACAAAACTGCTCAAGCTTTGGCCACTCAGTCGGGCTTAACGTCTCAAGATTTAAGTAATTTATTCCCCAACTTCAACCAAAATGAATTGGCTTTGGCGGGAATTCAACTTGGATTGAAGCCACAGGTTGTTAAACCTACTGTAACCACAACCGATGCTGGCACTACAGCAACTGGAGTAGGTGGTCCAGCCACAACAACCCAAACTCTTTTGCCAACCAATCCACAGACAAATGCTCCTGCTGGAACAACCAACCCATACGGCAATGTAAACAATCCTGGCGATATTACCAAAAACGCTGATGGAACAATCACTGTCACGCCCAATATCCCAGGCCGTCCTTATGGCGGCTTCTCTGGCATGAATGAGGTTGTCAATGCTTACACAGCTGGAGGCGGCAGCACTGGATACGTCAATCCTGTTTACCAAAACATGGATCAATTCAATGCAGCTAATAACACCTTATCTGGCGGTTCAAAAGCAGCATACGATTACTTGATGGGCAAGTCTCCTTGGAATCCTTTGCCCACTACGCCCACAGGTCAAGTGTCTGTTCCCTATCAGCAGTTGATGGGCTTGCCCATGAGCAATCAATATCAGGTTAGCACGCCTCAGATATACGATGCTGCTACGCACACCTACAAACCCAACCCAAATTACGATCCCAACTTCAGCGCAACAAGGGATTACTTGGGTTCTCCTCAAGTTGGTATTAGTTCCAATACGGCTAAGATTTTGGGATACACCGCGTTGCCAAATGGCATATATGGTTATTCAAATGGAGATGGTACTTTTACCGGCATTGATGGTCATAAGTATGATTCATCAGGTAAGGATTTAACTGCTACTACAGTTCAAAGCTCTGCCGCAGGCGGTCTGCAAGGCTTGGCTGGTGGAGGCATGGCTGTTGGTCACTTAGGAGGGTACTCAGATGGTGGACGTTTACTCCGGGGCCCAGGCGATGGTGTCTCTGATTCAATACCTGCTACTATCGGCAGCACTGACCCTGAGCCTGCTCGTCTTGCTGATGGCGAGTTTGTGGTTCCTGCTCGCATTGTTTCTGAGTTGGGCAATGGATCAACTGAAGCGGGCGCTCGTCAACTCTACAAAATGATGGACCGCATTCAACAAGCTCGTCGCAAGACAACAGGTAAAGATGCCGTTGCGACCAACACCAACGCATCAAAATACCTTCCAGCATAAGGAAAAATCATGACCACGACAGCGACACCAACCGCAGTAACCGAATACCAAACGGGCTTTGCTCCCGAAATAGCACCGTACGGGCAGGCTTTGCTAGGCCAGGGAGCTGCTTTAACAGACGTAAATACCAACCCATATCAGCAGTATACGGGAGAGCAGGTTGCGCAGTTTACGCCCTTACAGCAATCTGCATTTAACAGCGCGTCATTGATGCAAACTTCCCCCCAGCTTCAGCAAGGAACAGCTCTTGCTGGTCAAGCTGGTCTTGGTGGATTGAATGCTCAGTACACATTCCAGCCATCAAACTTCAGCGCCGCAGATGCTCAGAGTTTGATGAACCCCTACTTGCAGGCCTCTCTGGCTCCTCAGTTGGCCATCCAACAGCAATTGCAAGGCGCTAATCAGCAGGTTCAAAATGCTCAGGCTACACAGGCTGGCGCGTTTGGTGGTTCTAGGTTTGGCGTGCAGAACGCGGCTACTAACCTAAACAACCAGTTGGCTAATCAAAACTTGATTGGTCAAGGCTACAACACAGCGTTTAATAACGCTCAGAACCAGTACAACACCCAGAACCAACTCAACGCTCAACAGCAACAGTTTGGCGCTAACCTGGGCATGCAGGGTCTTAATACGGCCCTTCAAGCAGCCAACACAATGGGTACGCTGGGCAACAACCAGTACAACCAGAACCTGGGCATTATTGGCTTACAGAATCAATTGGGCGGCCAACAGCAGCAGCAGATTCAAAACGTCGATACAACTCAGTATCAGAACTTCTTGAATGCTCAGAACTATCCTTATCAGCAGTTGAACTTCATGTCCAACTTGATTCGCGGTTTGCCGATGACCCAGCAGTCTGCATCTGTCTATCAGGCACCCCCAAGCGTGCTTTCACAAGTTGCAGGTCTAGGCTTAACAGCGGCAGGACTCGGCGCGTTCAAGGCGGCTAAAGGCGGCTCTACGAAAGAAATCAAGTCTAGGGGTTTGGTTGATTTGGCTTTGGCCAAGATGGAGGAATGATGTTAGCACCACACAACGTTACTTCTACATTGCGCATGATGTCTGATGCGCAGTTGGCGCAGTATGCACAGATGCATCAAAATGACCCTTACATCTTTCCTCTTGCCTTCCAAGAAAGCCAAGACAGAAAGAACATGCGCGCTCAGCAAATGGCTAAACAAACAGGCCAAGCACAGCCGCCCGTGAATCAACAGGACTTGGCTCAGATGATGCCTCCACGTCCAATGCCGCAACAAGGTATGCCGCAGGCTGCTCCTCAAGCAGTGGAAAAATTACCAGAAGAGCAAGGAATTGGCGCTTTACCAGCTGACAATCTTCAGAAGATGGCGGGCGGTGGTATTACCGGCGAACATCATTTTGGCGATGGTGGTGGCGCTTACAATTACACCGCTATGACGAAAGAAGATTTGCCCACAAAGCCAAGCGCAAGTGAGGTAAACGAATATACAAAAGAAATTCAAGAAGAGGCGGAAAGAAGAGCTGCTCCAGAGCAGGCTAAAACTGCCGCCTTGTTTGATCCATACATTCAAAAGCTGCAAGCAAAACAAGCTGATATTGAGAACAGAAAAGACACCAATACTCAGATGGCACTGTTGCAAGCGGGCCTTGGTATGTTGGGTGGAACATCTCCTTATGCTTTCCAAAACATCGCTGCCGGTGGAAAAGAAGGTGTGGCCGCTTACATCTCTGGCAAGAAGGCTATTCAAGACTCTCAAGACGCGCTTGAGCACTCTCAATTCCTGGCTGAACAAGCCAAGAACGCTGCGCTCAAAGGTGATGTTCATGATCAAGTTGCATTACAAAATGCATCTCAAGCATCACTGATGGCCGGTAAACACCTTGATCTAGCAGGCATCTCTGCGCTCAGCACATCTCAAGCCAAAGCAGGCGAGCTTGCAGCGCAAAAAGAGAAGACTGGTATTGAAGCTCAAAAGGCGCAAAACGAAGCTGCCTATCGCAATAAATACATAGACTATCTTGAGGCCTCAAAGCCCACTGCTGCCGATAAACTTTCAGCTCAAATTGATTCTAAGATCAATACTGCAACGTCTGAGACCAGAAAGAAAATGGCCGACATGGTTGCGTCCGGATACGTTGATCCTGCTGCTTACAATCAATTGATTGACTTGCACAATTCACAAGTTGATGCGGTTTACAAGGCCCACCCTGAGATTTCAAACAAATATGGATACTTACCCAAGTATGTTCCTCCGCCTGATGCAGCGCCTAAGCCTGGTATTGGCCAGAGATTGCATGACTTTTTTGCTGGCCCATCCACACCAGTAACACCCACACCTGCTCCAGTTGCTGTACCATCAGCTCAGCCAGGTCTTCCTGCTGGAATTCCCGGCTCTACACCAAGAGGTCCATTGCCTCCAGGACTTGATCCAAACAATCTTACCGGCCAAGCAAACGGCTGGAGTATTAGGCCCATTCAGTAGGAGTTAACATGCCTCGTTTTGAAATAACTTCGCCAGATGGTCGCAAGTTTGAGGTAAACGCACCTGAAGGAGCCACTCCAGATCAGGTTCTATCGTATGCTCAGGCCAACTTTGGTCCTGCGCAAGAGACTACAGCTCCCAACACCATGACTGCTGAACAATATCAGCAACAGTTGGCGCAAAGGGCTCAAGAGTCTCCAGAAAGGTCTATGGCAGATTATGTCAAGGACACTGGCATCACATTCTTAAAAGGCGCTATAGGCCTTCCAGAATCGTTTGTTGGCCTGGCTGATATACCGACAAGGGGAGCAATAGGAAAGATGCTCTCAGAGGCTGGATACAAGCCTAAAGAAGCCAAAGAAATACTTGATAGCTATCTGTCTGAAGCCCAGCAAGCGGCCAATAGAAAGGTTGCTGAAGCCAAGGGATTCCTGCCAACGATTGGCGCTGCATTGGAAAACCCAAGCACCATTGCTACATCTGTAGGCGAATCTGTCCCTCAAATGATTGGTGGAGCTGGCGTTGCCAGAGGTGTGCTCAAAGCCGCTCCTGCTGTTGCTCCATACATCGCTGGTGCTATAGGTGAGGGTGCAATGGGCGCTGGTAGTGCTGCCGAGCAAATGCGTGAAGAAGCCCCAACTGGAGAGCTGACTGGCAAGCAAGCATTGGCCGCCGTCGGTTCTGGCGCTGGTACAGCTTTATTTGGCGCTATTGCTGGTAAAGTTGCAGATAAGCTTGGGTTTGATAACGTCAACACCATGTTGGCCAGCAAGTCCACAAAAGGCGAACCCGCCTCCATCAAAGACTTTATTAAACAGTCTGCCGCATCAGGTATCACAGAGGGCGTGTTTGAAGAGTTGCCACAGTCTGCGCAAGAGCAGATGTGGATGAACTATGCTCAAGACAAACCTATTATGGAAGGCGTTCCTGAAGCTGCTGGCTCAGGCATGCTTGCCGGTATGGCTATGGGCGCTGCTGGTACAGCTGCTGGACACAAGGCTTATGGACCACAAGAAGCTGCTCCGGCCGCTCCTGCCGCCGCCCCTCAAGTGGTAACGTTACCAACAGAAGAAAAACCCGTTATAAATCAACAAGTTACAGTACCCCCTTCTGAGTCTCACGATACTCAGGCAATGCAAGATGAGTTGGAGGGTAAAGAAATAACCACCGCGCCAGCGTCTACAGATACAGCAAATCAAACTGTTATTCCTAAAGCTGAACCTGTTGCAGAACCAGAGGCCAAGCCAGTAGAAGAGCCTTTTGTTGAGGCGCCAGAAGTAAAGGCTGAAGAACCTAAAGTGGAAGAGCCCAAAGTCGAGAAACCCAAGGCTGAAGAAAAACCCACCGAAACAAAAGCTCCAGAAGTTAAGCCGCAAATTGGTGTTTCTGAATCTGCCATTACACCTTTGCCTGTTTTGGATCAAATATCTAAAACTGCAATTAAGGCCATTGAAACGGCAAATGATTACGCCCAACAACTTACGGATTCAATGCCTAACGCAAAAGATCCTGATGCACATCAAAATGCAATTGATCGCTTGAATAATACATCAAACGACATCAATGAAAAGGGCCAGATTGTTGCGCAAGAATCGTCCAGAAAAAACAATAAAACACCTGGCGAACAAAATAGAGCCATTCAAGCAGCTCAAAAAGACTTAAACAAAGCTTTGATTGAGCACCGCAAAGCAGTGTTGGCTGCTCGTAAACTTGTTGGCAATATTAAGACCAAAGAAGTCAAACCACAGATGCGCCAATTGCGTCCTCCAATTGAAGAAATGCCTTATCCAAAAACGCAAGAGCAAATGGATTTGGAAGAGCGCAATAAAGAATTGGATTTGCTGGAAAGGCAAAAGTCAAGACTTCAAGAAAAGGGCGGCCTATTTGGAACGCTGAAAAAACTCAAAGCACTCAGTCCAGAAGAAATAAAAGACATTGGGCCAGACGCCAAGTTTAATCAGCTCAAAAGCAAAACCGGAACAGGAACTCTTTCTGATTTAGTTTCTAATGGAATGTTAGATGCATACCTAGAGCCTAGAATGCGTCACGACTCTGATTTTTTTGATGAAACAGATTCCACTGAGCACATTAAAGAAAAGCTTAGGACTCGAAATTATCTGGATCACAATTCAGAGTTTGAAATTAGAGGATTGACTGCTCAAATTGAAAGCATTCAGGGCAATATCAAAGAGCTAGAAGATTTAGTAAAAGAACAACTGGAGTTAAAAGATGTCAACTTCCTCATTGAAGAAGCCGCCAATGAACAAAGAAGAGCTGATCAAGCTAATCAGGTCTATGAGCCCGAACACGAGGCTCCAGTTTTTGAGCCAAGTGAAAGA